ATTTACACCTTGCAAGAATTCCTTGCTTTGTTCCAACCATTCGGATTTCTTCCTCGTCTTCGTCTTCGTCCTCTTTTTTCTGTTTTAGAGTAAATCCAAGTTTTTCATAATATTCTTGTAATCGTTCATCGTCTGTACGTGCATTGTTTGGCCTAGCTCGTAAACGTTGCCTATCTGGAATATTCAGATTATGATCAATATCAGAACTAACTGTTAACTCGAGAGGGTAATCCTCTTTTGTAAAGAAATGTTCTAAAACAAAACATAATAGTTTTCTTCCACGACCTTTCACAGTGGAACGATTTCTAAAACCTTCTATATACAATGTACCGTTATCCCATTCTTCTATAACCAATACTGTACCCATCCATCTAAATTCATGGGTTGTATCATCTGTTCTATGTACAATAGACTTCATAGTTGGCGTATTATTAGAACTCATACCCTATATATACGCTATAAATTATTGGTCTAAATCCATTTCACAATCAATAGAAGAATGGCTACACACCGCAATCAAACAAGTATAGAAGGCGGATTGTATGATCTTGTAGCCCGTGGTGTAAAAGATACATATTTTATAAAAGATGAAAAAGACTCTGTAAATCCATTTGATTGGCGCTATGAACGGTATCCAGCATGTCTTCCGGAAGTTCGTTTGACAAATCCTTTGAATGATTGTAGATTCGGTCAACGATGTGAATGGGAATTTGATTTACCTGGTGATGTACTGATGGAGGCGCAACTTGTCATTACGCTGCCAACCTGGCTTCCACCAGACTTAGCGGCTAATAATTTAACAAGTCAAACCTACGTTGGATCTGATACAAACAGAGTCTATGGATATACAAACGGCATTGGCTATTTTTTATTTGAACGAATTCAAATCTTTCAGGACAATTTGCTTCTCCAAGAAGTCAGTGGAGACGCGTTGTACGCTGCTTCTTTGACAAAAGGCTCCTGGAACCAATCTTTTTTGACACAACAACTTGCTGGAATTCATGATGGATCTGTAACAAGCATCATGCGTAATGCAACTCCTGGAACTCTAGAAATTCCAATTCCAATGATTGGATGTGGCTGGGAAGGAGATAAAGGTCTTCCTTTGTGTGGTCTTCGTCAAACAGTTTTCAGACTTCGTTGCCAATTGAGACCCTTGGAGAAACTTGTAGAAGGGTCTTTAGGAGAAGTGAATCCAACACCTTGGTTATACAAATACAATCAAAATCGTGATGGAAATTTATATGATTTGACTAATATACAAGCAATAGAACGTAGTCAAATCGGCCAGCCAATCATCCAACTTCGTACCAAACAATTGTATTTGACAAATGAAGTTCGCCATGAGTTGGCAAAAGAAACTATTGAAATTCCATATATTCGTTATTTTGAAAATGGATTTACATTTAATTCACTCGATTATGCTCCATTTGGTCGTGGAACATTGTTAGTCTCTGTTACAAGAGTCTTAGACGCCAATTATACTGTAGAACGAATTGTATCTTATTTTCGTAGTTCTCAAGCACTTTGTAAAAATCAACTTTGGGATTTTACGAATTCATTATCTCCAGATGGACAGTTCTATTCTTCTATACAACTTACAATTGCAGGTCAATTGCGTGAAGGGCCCTGGGGGCCACTTGTTTGGCAAAATACTGTAATAGACGCAAAACAAGAACGAACTTCTTCAAAGAATATATCTATAATGGATTGGAGTCGTGGATGGAGAATTGAAGATGTCCCTCCCGCAATACGAGAACCCAGTGGTGGAATTAATTTTACAACTGCAGATAGGCCTACATTTCTCATTGATTTACTAAACGTACCAGTAAATGAAACGTTTGGCTACAAACAAACGGAAATGACGAGCCTCTGTGAAAGTTGGGCATTATATAGAATACGCAATGGAAAAGGAGGACTCGAATATGCTAACTGATACACCAACTCATACACCAACTGATACACAAACTAACATAATACTTCATGAACTAAAACCAGAACTTAAACTACTTAGAAGAATTGAAACAATAAATAAACAAATGGATACATCGCCAAAACCTCATAAAAAACTACAAACTAACCCACTTCAACAGCCTCCGTTTTTTGTAGCAGTCTATCGATCACATCCCCTAGACCCCCTTCCTATCCTACCTCCCCCGACTTGGAAAAATGCATACAGTCATGTAAAATCAAAAGTTAATTCAATTCGTACTTCTTAAAGAATCGTTTAAACCTTACTAGGATAGTTCTACAGAGTAGAACTGTCCTATGAATAATACTGGACCAAGACCAATTGGAAATTCTACAACAGTCATTGACATTGCAGACCGTGATGAAATGGATGATGATCTATTTCCTCTTTCTGCCACAAAATCCTGGTTTACCCGTGATGTCAATCGTCGCACTTTAAATTATAGTACCACTATTCAAGAATTTACTCCAAAAGGCTCTGCTGAATTTGGAGGAAAACTCGTCTTTGAACTCGGCACTGTAAAATCCTGTGATCTTCTATTTTCTGTCTCCTTACAATTGCGACTTTCTCACTGGTTCCCCCCTTCGGTTCTTGAGAAAATTCAAACTGAAACATATACATATGATGACCCTGATAAAGCATGGTTCTACGCAAATAGTCTAGGAACATCCATTATAGCCAAAGCAGAATTTCTTCTAGAAGATCAAGTTCTAGAAACTCTTGATGGAAATTTTGGAAATGTATTCAGTCTTCTCTTCTCCGATGTAAATACTCAATTTGGTATTGGCGTCGATGCAAACGGTCGTGTTTCCATACCACAACTTATAGCCTGGCCTCCAAACCGTGTATTTCCTACAAGCAATGGATTTATTTCTTGTATTCTTCCATTTAGTTTTCAGCGTATTCGTCTTCGTAATGGATTCCCCCTTATATCTTGTAAAGAAGGGACTGTACGGATTGCAATTACACTTCGCCCTTTCTTTGAATGTGTACGAATTGCTTCTGGTCTTCGTACATCCTGTGAAGAAACGCCACTCGGAAAATCCTTTGTATTTAATGTTGCAGGGGCTATACCATCAACTAAAACAATTGTTGCCTCTTCTACTATACCCCAATTTCAAGATGCTCGTCTTGTAACCTACGGAGTACTTCTTGATGGAAAGTTACGAACTGCTGCGCTAAGAGCCCCCTTTGAACGACTCTTTCGCGAAGTACAAACATTTTACTTTTCAGAACCTAAAAAATATCTTGTAAATGTTCCAAAACACGGTGTAGTCAATTTACAACTTCCTATTGAAGTCAATGGACCCTGCGAAGAAATAGTATGGTTTATACGAAGAAAAGCAGTTTCTATAAATAATGAATGGACCAATTACAGCAATCGTATTGAGGAAGAATACGAACCAACTTATAGGCCATTACAAAGTATGCTTCAGCATGCATCGATTCAACTAGATGGTTCGCCTTTGATTGAGGCAGAGGGAGATTATTTTCGCCGTGATGTGGCAAAACGACACAAAGGTGGAATAGTACCTTATAACAACTTTGTATATGGATACTGTTTTTCTACAAATCCTGGGTTTCAAAATCCATCCGGCTGGCTAAATACTAGTAGATCCAATGATGTACGCATCCGTCTTAGTATAAAACCACCAGGAGGATCTGAAGATCTGGAATTTGAAGTTACAGTCTACTGTATTTCTCTCAATTGGGTGCGCTTTGAAAATGGTATTGCAAATAAGGTGTTCAGTTCTTAATGTCTAACAATATTAAGTCTCAATTACTATATTTGTTTCCTGTATTTCGGATAATACAGTCTCTTCCTGTTTTTTGAGTTTTGCTATTTCAATCCGATGTTCTTGATTTATTTTTTCTGTAATTCTTTCTTTCTCTAGTATTAATTTATTTTTTTTAATATCTTTATTCTGTATTTCTAGTCTAGAATCCCGTATAATTCGTCTATCAACATCCAGCCAACGTCTGTATTTTCGAAGACATGTACTATAACAAATAAGAAAGATAAAATCAGTTAAGAAATTCACCATATCAGTTCCTTCTGACTTTCTTAAAACATCTACTTTTTCTTGTAGGGCTTGATATTTTTCTATTTTTGTTTGATATATTTCTGTAGTTTCATCTTCTATACGGTTAAAAAATTCCTTTTCAAACTCTATACCCAGTTCTTTCCATTTACTTAAATACTCTGTATTCGCAGCATATTGTGTATGAGGGCGAAAAAATGTATTGAGTGTCGTAATGATAAGGCTTGTAATGGCTATTTGTGAATATATGTTCTGAGAAAGAAAACTTTGCGTCTGGGATTGAGCCGTTGTAATAGCCGTTAAAAACGTAATGGTTAAATTAATAGGCGTAGATACCTGCGACCAAAACGCGCTTGCTACATACTTTTTCCAATAATTGTACCCTATTTCCTTATCAAGTTTATGTCGTAATATATAAAGTTTTTCAAATTTATTTTTATTTATTTCTTCAGCGGACATTCTATAGTATATACATACATTCTGTATAGGTCTTAAACACTACAGATTTAACATATAAATCGGTCTAACTAAAAAATTGAAACGTGTCTAATTAATTATAGTAGTCGCACAAAATGAACTGGTTTCTACAAATGTTATGTCGTTTCTGTAAACAAACAACATATATAGATGATTCTGTAAATCCAACTACATATACTTCTGCGGGTGTATTCTTTACAAATGATACACTCTTTCTTGGAGGCTATCAAACTGTCGATGAAACTACTTTTATCTCAGGAATTGGAGGGACAAAAGAAGACGGTGAAACATATATGGATACAGCACTCCGCGAAATGATTGAAGAAATCTTTGATACAGTTGATGTTCCAAAGGCTCTTATAGATACTCTTAAAGGACTATTTCCTCCAAGAGTTGTATTTCAGCAATATAGATACATAATTGCCACATACTCCTTCAAAGATTTAGAAAAAATGCTAAGAGTTATTTCTAAATTTGGTCTAAAATCCCGACTCTATGATACAATTCCTACAACACTCTATGAACTTGTACTGTTTCGGTATCCAACAAGAGACTCTGAAATTACACAGTTCGTATTAATTCCACTCAATTTACCAACACAAATTACAAATTCAGTTCATAAAGAGTTAAAACAAGATATACATACGTACACACAACTCATTGTTAAAAAATAATGCGTTGGTCTAAATCCTCTTTGAATAACAAGTAGATGGTAGCCGCTCTTGTTCGTCTTCTTCATAGTGGCATTCAAGACCAGCGTCTTTTGCCAAAAGGTGGTCCCAAGATTGACGCTTCTTTTTTTATTCGTGTTCTTGTTCGTGCTGGTCGAATCACAACAAAATGGCACCGCTTAGATTTTCAACAGAAACCTGCATTTGGCCAAACATCCTATTGTGAACTCTTAACAAAGGGTGAACTGATTACACGACTCTATTTAGTCGCAGTGCTACCAGATATCTATACTCCTCAAAAAACAGCCATAGATGCTGCTGGAACTAAGTTTGTAGGTCCTCGCTTTGGATGGACAAATAGTATCGGCCATGCTCTTATTCAGAGTGCATCAATTGATATAGGTGGTGCTCGTGTAGAAACCCTTGACTCACGCCTCTTGGAAATTCACGATGAGTTTGACGTTCCTCTTGAAAAAGTTTTAAATAAAAATACAATGATTGGTCGTCTTCAAGATGGGTTTACACAAACAAGTTTAGGAAATTCAACAACCCCTACCACTGTAATTGTACCGTTGCCTTTCTGGTTTAGTAAAGGAGATTTAGGTTCTGCGTTTCCTATAGATGCCGTTCATATAGATCAAGTTCGTGTAGGAATTCAGTTTCGTCCTTTGAATGAAATATATTATAGCAACTCACGCTCTCAAGCCGTGATAAATCCATCTGCTGGTTCTCAATTATGGCCTATTCTAGGCAGTCCCTTTTATCAAACAGATCCTAATGGCTCATCGCAACCTGGTTTATATCCACCTGTAGGGTTTGTTAGTGAAATACCTGGTGTAAGTATGCCCCTTGTTTTACAGCCACAAGAGGCATACATACTTGCCGAATATATTTATTTAGATAAAGCCGAAGCAAACCGTTGGCGTCTGGGTGACATACAACTTCCTATTGTACAACATTACGCGATTGAACCAAAAGATAGTCAAAATGCTCCCTATGTGACAATACCTATGGAACTATCAAATCCTATACGGCATTTGTATTGGATGGCCCAAAATATTGATGCTCCCAGTTACAATGCCCATTTTTTGGCAACACGAGATTTAAAAAGTAATTTAGTTACAGATACTTCAGAACCTCCTTGGTGGCCAGATTGTAAGGGTCTCAATTCAGAATATGCTGCGCCCTTAATTCCAGGATTTTCTACAAGAGGTTCTGAACCTTTTACAAGTATTGAATTAGTATATGAAGGTTCTTATATAAAAACCAGTACCGAGAATTGTGCTTTATACAGAAGTATATTACCTTCGTATGAAGAACGAAAATCACCTTGGCATAATCGTTATATGTATACAATACCCTTTAATGTACAAAGTTGTTATTTTCCACCGTCTACGCCTATGGGGGAAACAAATATGAATCGTATTATGAAGAAAGAATTACGGTTTGGAATTTCTGGCTCTAATGGAACTCCGCAACGGGTTGTGATTTATATATACGCAGAAACGTATAATGTTTTACGCGTGTTTGGGGGTCGTGCTACACTTTTATTCGCTTATTAATGACTATTGTTTCTACAAATGGTGTATTTTTCTAGTTTTATTTGGTATGGAAAAGTTTATACTGTTAATTTAGTCCTTGTCCAGTATAACTTGCTGTATGTGATTTAAAATTTCCTTGACATGTGCTAAACTGTGGAAGACCTTCTTGAATTTGATACTTATATGTAAAATCATCGTATTTACGAATAGTACTTTGACTATAAAATGTGTCGCATGTACTTACATTTACACCGGGCTGAGTTGTTTGTTTTGTTATTGCATATCCTTGAAATAAGGCAATTTCTTTAATTCTCCGAATTTTATCACTTGCGTCAAGTGGCATATTCTTCTTAGAATATAGAATTAGTTTCTATCATAAATAAGCATCTAAACAAATTAATTACAAGATACTTAGAAATGTGCGGAATTTGGTGTGTTCTTGGGCGTACATTGCCTGCTCAAACAGCATCCCATCTTGTTACTAAACTTTTCGCAAGAGGTCCAGAAGGTTTAAAAGTTCTAGAAGGATCTGATTTTCAATTAGGGTTTACACGGCTTGCAATTAATGGCCTCGATGGGTCTGGTATGCAACCAATGCGTTCAAAGAGTCTTACATGGGTCTGTAATGGAGAAATTTATAATTGGAACTATATTAGTGAACGATTTTCCATCGATTCCAAGTCTGGTTCAGATTGTGAAATCTTGGGTCCATTTTTCAAGCAACTTGTTTCTCAAACAAACGAGCCACTTTCCTTCTTTAAAGCATTGGATGGTGTATTTTCCATGGTTTTAGTCGATTCAAATTCAGGTCTTGCCTTTGTTGGTCGTGACCCCTATGGTGTAAGGCCCCTGTTTGTTGGATATATTCTTGGTAAAGAGGGTGAGTTCGATGAATCACGTGCTGGGGTTTTGAATTCTTCTGGTGTGAAAGTTCCAATCGCCTCCATTGTATTTGCTAGCGAACTCAAAGCACTTCCTGCCGATTGTGCTATTGTAGAGCATTTTCCTCCAGGCCACTATGCCGCCTATGATTTGAAAACACTCAATCGTGTTGGATTTGAAGCCTATCATACTGTTCCTTGGATCAAACAGCCATACCTGAGTACTATCAAAACAGCATCTCTTGTACTTCGTGATGCTTTGAAGGAGTCCGTGGACAAACGTATGATGACCGAACGACCTATCGCAGCCCTTTTGAGCGGTGGCTTAGATAGTAGTCTAATCGCAGCACTTGTTCAGGAAGAACTGAAAGAAGTTGGAGCAGAACCCTTGCGAACCTTTAGTATTGGTTTTCAAGGATCCGAAGATCTACGTTGTGCTCGAATTGTAGCAAATCACATAGGTTCCAATCATACCGAAATAGTAATGACTCCAGATGAATTCTTTGCAGCAATTCCAGAAGTGATTCAGGCCATTGAATCCTATGATATTACAACCGTTCGTGCATCGGTTGGAAACTATTTAGTATCCAAGGCCATCAAACAACAAACAGATTGTAAAGTCGTCTTCAATGGAGATGGTTCGGATGAAGTCTTTGGAGGGTATATGTATTTTTACAATGCTCCGTCTGATGAAGCATTTGAAGCCGAGTCGCAACGTTTGTTGAAAGATATTCATCTATTTGACGTGTTACGTTCTGATCGGTGTATTAGCAGCCATGGATTGGAGGCGCGCACACCATTCTTGGACAAACAGTTTGTTGCTGTAGCACAAGGAATTGTTACAGAGTTGCGTAGACCTATCAAAGGATCTCAATGTGAAAAGTGGATTCTACGCGAAGCATTTGATAACTCTGGTCTATTACCACAGGAAATTCTTTGGCGTAAAAAGGAGGCATTTAGTGATGGCGTATCTGGTTCCGAGAAGTCTTGGTATCAAATTTGCCAAGAGAAAAGTTTGGAGGAGGTTGGAGACGACTGGACCTCCAAGGCTTCTGTATTTACACATTTGACCCCTCAAACGGCTGAGGCGTATTATTATCGTGTTTTATTTGACCGATTCTACCGAAACGCTCAAACAGCAGTTGTACCGTATCATTGGATGCCGAAGTGGAGTCCTGGGGCTAAGGATCCAAGTGCACGGACTTTGGAAGTGTATACATCTACTTAATTTATTAATCATACAATAGACAGAAACGATAGATATGATATTTAATTGGTCTTCTATCGGGTTTATGTTGAGTTTGGCAGCGACTGACATACTTGCATTTCCTCTTGTAAAATATGTAAGTTTAGGAGCCCATCCGATCTGGTTACTCTTGGCGTCTTTCTTGTACGCATTGAATCCATTTTTTCTTCTACAATCTCTAAAGACAGAAGGGTTGGCTGTTATAAATCTTCTGTGGAATACACTTAGTAATATAATAATTACAGTAATAGGTGTTTATATCTTTAAAGAAAAATTTTCAGGTCTTAAAATAGCAGGGTTTGTATTGAGTATTATAAGTATTGGTCTCTTAACCTATCAAGGGTAGGTACAAACCCAAGTCCCTGGCTGAATGAGTGTTTCATTGGTTGTAATTGATTTCAGAAAAGATTGTACTCTATCAGGAATTACAAGCGCAATACACGAACCTCCAAATTCAAATGTTCCCATATCTGTCCCATGCTTTACAGAATCACCCACTTTTACAGAAAGTTTTACAGAACCAACACAGGTCGCCCCCACAATTGCCATCTGAATTCCATTCTTGAACCTTACTATTTTTCTGTAATTTTGCTGTAATACAGGAACTGAATTCAGCAAGATAGGATTTACACTTTTGTATACACCATGTACTTCACGAATCGAAGTTATTACAGAATCGGTTGGAGAATGAAATCTGTGATATTGGTCTGGTGCTAGACGAAATACGAAGATGGTCGCCTTTGTCGGCACTTTCTCTGTATTCAAAAGTTCCTTGAGTGTGTAATTTGCTCCTTTAATTTTAAATTTTCCTGATGCAAGTACCTTTCGTACATAGGATTGTGCCGGACTAACAATGTCTTTTTCCCCTGTTTTTTCCGGTTCTGTAAGTTCTGGGTCTATTTTTCTCGCAAACAAGTCATTTAAATCAGAAAATTTTTTTAAACAGGCATCCAAGGATCGTGCAGTTTTACATTTACGTGCTTGTTTCCAATCTATCTTGTATGTTTTTGCAAATCGTTTTTTTATTGAAGGCCTTTTACTTTTTCCAATAGGACTACATATCCTTTTTGTAAATGCAGTTGATAAAAAGGTTGGAAGTACCTTTTGCGCTTTGATTCCTATACCTATAAATTCTTCCATTTAACTATCTACTGTGGTAAAGGAATTCTTGGGTATTTTGCAGGATTTTCAGAAATCATTTTACGAAAACTTGTCTCAAACTCTTTTATGGATCTATAAAAATTTGCACTTCCATAAAATGCAATAGGTCGTTTCTGTTTTATATATGCAATGGCTTCATCTGTAGTGCATCGGTATTGACTAATTAAAAACATTGCTGTCACTGCTGCCGATCGCTGCATTCCAGCAAAACAATGAATAAGAATACGGTTTTCTTGGGATCGTTCTTTTGAAATCTTATATACAATCTCCCAAGACCAGTGTTGTAGATTGCGTATTTCTTCATCCTGTAAATTATCATCCACAGGGACACGATACATATGAATGTTAAGACCTTGTGTAAATGGAAGATCTTTTGTACAATTAAATACAGCCCCTATTCGATTTGTTTTAAGCCATATTCTGTCTTGACTTGCGGTCTTATTTCCAAGCCATAGTCCTGGTAGTATTTCATGTGCGGGATTGTTTTGCATACGAATACACAATTCCTGGACGCCTCTTACAAAAAAATTGAGGATATTTTTTCGCAAGCACATCATTACCTACTGTTTGCTATGCTTACAAAACGTCTCTATAGACTTGACGAGGTTCGAGCAGCCTTCTTATATAGTCTCAAATGCGGTCGTAGAAAAGAATGCCTCTTTTGGTTGAAGGAATTGGAAGACTCTTGTTACGGTGGGGAAGCACGACGACTCTTGCTTTTATTCTGGTGTATGCGCATTGGTCTAAGTCGTTTAGCATGGCTAGAAACATGGGCTAAAGAGTCTGGGTCTAGGGAAGGACGTTACAAAGTATGTATACAAGCAATACAATGCAAAGATCGTGATTCTTCTATTTGGTGGCTTCTATGGTCTGTTGTTCTTGTAAATTACAAGCCAAACCCTGAAGCACCTGGAAAACTCTTTACACTATGGTTAACATCTTGGAAGAAAGAGGGTGAAGAGTTTTGGCAACCACTTGTAGATTTATCGAATGATGAGCATATTGATACTATACTGTGTTCTCTTCAAGAAGATATGAAAAAATACAGTTTATTTGCAAAAGCAGCGGCAGTTACAATAATCTATGGTTACAAACATGTACAAAAAAGTTCTTGGATACCATGTTTGGATTCTTCCTATGATGAAGAGATGGAGTATACAGAAACTATAAAAGTCCAAAGGCTTTACACAATCCCACATGATTGTTTGTACGGAATGTCCGCACGAGGTGTTGGATTTAGTACAACAGAAGAACTCTATCAGTTAGGAAAGTCTGATTTCCAATCATCCCCTAGTTGGCGTTCCCTCTATCCAGAAGAAGAATCCGATGAGACAATTGAGGCATTTTGGGATAGTTACTTCCCTTGGTTAAAGGGGGACAGACCCGATGAATGGCCTCTAGAAGAACAAGAAAAATCACACGGCCTCTGTCTTCCATCAGGCCCATTAAGTCGTTGGTGGTTCAACTGGGTTTGTAATGAACGTCGGTTTCTCTGGGGCTCTGTACAATATCATGTGCTAGAATGGGTTTTGAAACAACGTATGTTTCCTATCCCCGTCCTTGACAAACTATTAGAACTGTATAAAGAATTTAGTTATACAGGGCATATCTGTAACTATCCTGTGAAAAAGGAATTCGTATTAATGGATAAGGAACATTTGGTCTAAAGTACATGATTCATATATATATACATATATATTAACAATGTCAACTACATTTGTTACAGCTTTTTTGGATTTACAGGAAGATCGTTCTAAAGATAAGTCTGTTGATACTTGTTTTTCTCATTTTTCAAACTTGGCTTCTTCTGGCATACCCCTTGTAGTATTTATTAGCAGATGTTATATGGATCGTGCCATTCATGCAAACAATATAATCTATATTCCAATTGAACTATCAGATTTGGTAACATATAAAGAATGTACGGTGGAAGAGTTTGCACTTCCTACACAAATTACATTGCATCATGATACAAGAAAGTTTATGATACTTATGAATTCCAAGATTGAATTTATAAAAAAGGCAATAGATAGTAATCCATTTAATACAAGTCATTTTGCATGGATTGATTTTTCAATTTGTCATGTATTTCGCAATACTCAAACCTCTTTACAGTATTTATCTATGCTTTCTAAAACTGCACTTTCAGCACGTATGATTGCATTTCCAGGATGTTGGTCCAAAGGAATGGGATCTTCTTATTTTTATAACGCTATTAATTGGAGATTTTGCGGTGGATTTTTTATAGGAGATAAGTCATCTTTAGAGGATTTTTACTCATTATATAGAACTACACTGCCACTTGTTTTGCGTGAAACACATATATTGACATGGGAGGTAAATATATGGCATCAAATGGAATTAAATGGATGGAATTGTACATGGTATAAGGCAAATCACGATGATTCTATTATACGTATACCATGTTCGTTCTTTCATACTGTAGCATCTTTGACTACAATTCCATCTCGTATTACTACAAATTGTAGACGAGCAATTGATTCCTTACTAGGACAAGTAGATCATATCTATCTGAATGTGGCATCCTATTATATACGATTTAAATCGCACATTATACTACCAGACTATTTCCAAGAAGAACCTTATAAAAGTAACGTTACAGTTGTTCTATGTGAAGATAAAGGGCCTGCAACAAAATATTTGGGTGCTCTTTCTCATATTTCGGACCATTCTTGGATTTTCTTTTGTGATGATGATCAAGAATATTCTCCAGACTTACTTTTAAAAATGAAAAGTAATATTGATTCCTTCTGTATCTATCAAAATCGATATGCAACTATTGAAAAAGATACATCTGGAGGTCTTATTCACGGATATGTTGGAAATCTAGGCCATGCATCATTATTCAAACAACTTCCTTCTTTTTTACTACCAGACTGTGCTATGTATGTAGATGATCAATGGATATCTATATACTGTTTTCTAAATAATATCTCTATACGTCCATCAGGGATCGAGGTGTATACAGATATTTTTAAACGATTAGAAAATGGACATGAATGTATTGGTTCTGATTCCTTGTTTTCACTTGGAACACGAGTAGAACATGTCAAAACACTTGCAGGGCTATTTAAAGTTCGCTTTATTTCCAATGGTCGCATTGAATCAGTTTCCACGACCTAGGATAGCACATGCTAAACGGGCTCCAGAATGTCCTGTAATTTTTGAATCATCATGATCCCCATGACCAAGATCATCTTCGTCTGCGTGAACAATTATAGAGCGACCCCATAAATCTTGTATAGTTGTTCCAGAAATTGTATATTGTTTTGTAAAAGAACCTGATGACGGGAGTTCTATATTTCCTAGATCTCCTGTATGACGTTGTTTTCTTACACCCTTTCGAGGTTCATCACCGTGGGATGTATTGGAAGGACCAGTATGGTAATGTGCACATAGGCCTTTGCAGCCTTCGCCTCTTAAATCTCCTGCAGTATGAATATGAAATCCATGTTTTCCAGGAGGTAACTTAGTAAATGTAGCATGTACTTCAACACACTTATTTGGAAGATTCTGTAGAACTACGTCTCCTTCTACCGTTTTATCACGAAATACGGCGATGGCTTTTGTATTCTGTCTATATTTACGTGTTTTGTTTGGTCTCGGACCCATCTTCTACTCTAGAAGATGGATTTCCAATTGTCAATCTATATCTGTCTGTGGGAATTGAATAAATTACACGAATTTCTCCATTTGGCAAATTTATTACAGTTCTATTTGATTCTTGTTCTAAAATAGGATTTTCTGTCGTTGTTGATTCTTGTTCTTGTTCTTCTTCTGATTCTTCTGATTCTTCTGATTCAGTATCAGATTCTATAAATAATTCTCTACGGGTTACTATCTCAAATCGTTCAAATGTAGTTGGAAAACGCATTAATTGAGATGATCGTTTATTTTCATTATTTTTTTCTAGATACGCATTTTTTATTTCATTGTACATTTCTTTATTGGTTAATAATAAATAAGATAGTTTATATATTTCATCCTGTATGTCTTCATCGTCATCTGTTTGAACTCCCCCTGTTAGTATTGAATGTCTAAATTGTTTTTCAAATAACGTATACCATGTTTGGATATAGGGTGTGCTCGTTTTATTATTTACACCCCATATAAGTACAGTAAGAGTATAAGGAAGACCCCTACTACCTTTATGATAATCATATTGATCTTCTATAAATTCTATTAAATAGTCTTTTGATTCTCTTGATAATGGATTATTCATCAGTTCTTTTAAACCAAGTAATTTAATTGAAATAGCATGATGTAATTTAAATTTATTTAAATTCCATTTAAGATTTTTATATGCTTCAAACATCCATGAACCGAACTCTAATTTACGCAAACTGGAAAGTAAAGACAATTTTTGACATTCTGTAAATTCTAGATTTGTAAACGGATTTTTTGGATGTTTAGATTCTGGAAATAACCATTCTGAATATGTTAACTCAGTTTCAATGAGTTTCTTTATACAAGATGCTTCAAACACATACATTCCCTTTTTAGAACTATCATATACATATACTGGAACTGTGGGGACTGTCATTGTAACTGGATCTTCTGTATTTAACATACGCGTTCTGTATTTTCTATATAACCAATGCTGTACTAATTTGCGAAATGCAAATTTACATCGTTGTTCTTTTTGAAACCATTCTGTAAGTTGATCCATTTCATGCTGAAAAAATTTAGGCTTTATAATCGAACATACAATAATATGCTGTTTTTCCTTCTCTTTTAGATAATTATACCTTCCAAGAAATGTTGATTTACAAGACGCAAAATGAAGATGTGCCGATACAGGAATATCTTTTACAATTCCTAAAAAACATGGATATGCTTCTTGTAAAGTTGGAATTTTTTTATTTAACCAAGCCTCTTTATTCTTTTTCATAGTTTCTTCTTCCTTTTTTCTGCGTTCTTCATTTCTTATCTGTTGTTGTTTTTCTCTTTTTTGATACATTTGCCGTTTCTTATGCCGTTCAAGAGGCGTATAACTTGAAAAAGGTTTAGATTGAAATATAATAGGATTCAATGTATTTTTTTGTACAAATGTATTCAAAGAAAAATTTAGTTGAGACATTGTTTCACTAATTAATAGTATATAAATAGTATTTATATAGTATTTATATAGTTATGAATCACTTTCCTCTTCTCCAAATTCAACAAGTATAAGTCGTTCATTTTTATACCATCCGACTTGAGTACCATCTGTTCCATACACATACCCTGTCGATTCATCACACCAAAGTGATAGTGTATGTTCTGAAGAACATTCAATACGTGTAAGAGTTTTTAATGAAGATGGTACTTCCGGAATTGTAGTTATAGACTGATGTTGTATACATAATCCAGTCCCTAAAAGACATGGTCTACGACATCTTTCTAGCACAACAGAATGTTGTATAAGAATTGGACAGGAGTGTGTTTCATCATTATCTTCTAAAATTTCTAGAGCAATTTGGGATTGTAGTACCTTTTCTATAAGTTCTTTTTCTGGTTTCTGTAAAATAGTCGCTATATCACGGCAAAGTCGTTTTGCTTCTAGTTTAAAAGCGGTCTGAATTGTTGTAAGAAGTGATTTGGGAAGTTTTATAGCGGGCATTTGTTTACTGCGCGACATATTTCCCTTCAAATTTATCGTAGTAAAGTAATGGCAGAGTCCAAGTCAATTGGTCTTTCAAGAGAAGCATGGGGGCCACGATTCTGGAAAGTGTTACACACACTTGCCGAATGCAGTGGTTCCTATACAAATACTATTCTAAATAATGATGAAATAGATGCCTGGTGTATATTATTAAAATCACAATATTATGTAATGCCATGTACTCTTTGCCAACAGCACTATGGAAAATGGTTACTCTCTCATAAATTAGATGATTTAAAAAAGACCCCTATAAACGAACGACGAACTGCTATTCGTACTTGGATATGGGCATGTCATAGTGCTGTAAATACAATAAATGAAAAACCATCTCCCTCTTTGGAAGAAATGACACCCATGTATCCAAAACGGTCGATTGAAAAAGATATAGTGGAACTTAATTCTATGTTTCAAACAGCAATCAATAAGCGTAAATTAAAAGTAGATGATATTGGGCGTTGGAAACTTGTTATTCGACGACTGCGTTCTATGTATGGCATTTAGTACTTGTAATCAATTACAGTTCTTCCATCTTCGCCAAATATCATGTGTCTTGGAGATCGTCTCAGTTCTAAGATTTTTGCTGGCTTTGGAAGACTAGAACTACTACAAGGCCATGCTGTTCTTAGATTTTTCATATGTTCTAAGATTTCTGGTAGAACAGTATAGGATAGCATCTTTGATTGCGATAGAATAATACTTGGAATCATAGGTAAATCAATTTGAACTGATACAAATGGCATTTCATCGTTTGTTACGAATGTAAGCAACGATTCTACATATCTATACAATTTACACCAATCTAGCCGTGTTGTGGATGTATTTCCACATTTTGATGCTACAGAAGATTTGCCAAACGTATATACAACACTATATTCTGTAGATACATTTCCATCAACTTCTTTTGTTAGACACGGTCTGATCTTAACAATATCATCATTTGCTGGCTCGCCATCTCTTGTAAAACGAATACAAATAGCACTATACATTTCTATTCTTATGATTTAACAGAAGAATAAAAATATAATCAATTTTTATTTAACTAGGTACACAGACTGTTGGTATATCTTCTTCATAACTTTGTAAAGGCAATATGCGACTACTAATTCCGAATAGATCATCTAAACGACCTAGCCCACAGACTCGCATAAATTTATACCAGCCAATTGCCATTCCAATACCGAGACCCCAAGAAACTAAAATTCCTAACATCGTTTCACAGGATGTTGCATATCGTAAAATACTAAATATAATTCCAACCATTATTGCCACAATCATACTGATAAGTGCTTGCGACTTTCTTGCAGTTACACCTTCTTTCTTAGCCTTTTCGTTCTCTTGTTTTTTATATAGAAAGAGTGCATTACAAAATATATAGGCAAAGAAAAATGTCATCATGGACATCCAGTAGGAAGGTACTGCATTCATTGTTTGTGGAGGACCTGATGATAAGCCAACCGTAAATATAGAACATGCATTTGCGGTTCCATTTGGAATTTGCCACAATGAACGGGGTAATTGATTGAGTATAGGTACATTTATTAATATAAGTTCTAACAAACCATTTAATAGACCTGCTGCTACGGGTGTAAATATAAACATTCCCACAAAAAAGAATAAAAAGTTGAAATTTCCTTGAATCATTCCTAAAGTAAGTGATGCTCCGCCTAGAATGGCCGGAAGGCTTCTGAATCCTTGACTAAAGAGTTGACGTGTTGCACATACAAAATCGCCTACCACAGAGGCCATCTATGCCTTAACTCTAACTTTCCGTATAGTTTTCTATAGGGCAAATTAATAGGCCTATTTACTTTCTTGTTTTGCACACACATAGAGTGGTCGGCCATTTGCAGCACGGTCTGCCAATAAGGGAATGCCTAGAAAATTAATAGAATCTCTTCCAAATAAATATACATGGATTAAATGAATTAATCCACCAACTCCTGCTCCAAGTACTACAGAACCAAGAATAGGAAGCAGACCATCGCAAGAATTTGTATAGCGCCAAAAAATAAAACATAAGAGTAATGAAACACTAAAAATAAAACTAAACGGGGTTCTCATTCCCCATTCGGATTCATTTTTTGAAAGTTCGCCAAGTTCTTCTTGAAAATTTATTATAGCAGCAAGGGTATAAGAAACAACTGCGGTCATAAAAAACACAGGTCCACTCGGAAAAGGGATTTGTGTGAGTAGTTTTCCAACAATGCTGATTTGATAGGGGCTCGGAATTCCTGGCATACATGCATCAGATGGTGGGGATTGAACTGGTTGTTCTACAGCATTTATAAGTCCGCCAAATAGGCGATGAATTAGGCCAAATTCTAGCATTGCAAATACAAAAATTCCTAGAGGATAACTTTGTGTTATAAGAGCAAATAGAGAGGATCCTAGAAATATACAATCTGGCATAGATCGCATGTAGTCATGGAATGCTGGGGCAACGACTTTCCCATAAAGTGACTTAAGCTCATTAAAATAAGAACTCATAGAGATCTTCCTTCCTGTTTGAGTATGGGTATTCCGTCGTATTATAAAAAGTTATGTGATCGCATACCGGGTTTATTATCTGCAACTCGTAAAGGTACAAGGCCGACACATTTATGGATTGATTTTAATTGTATGATATATCATTGTTTGAAAAGACCAGGTGCAAAACAGTATGAAGGGGAAGAAACACGTCGTGTGTGGGAGGCTGCGTTAATTCAAGATGTCTGTGCTTATTTGAAGAAAGTTGTGTCTCTTGTGGGGCCTACAGAACAAGTGTATATAGGAGTGGATGGTGTTGTGCCTATGGCAAAGATGCGACAACAGCGGCTTCGGCGATTTAAGAGTCATTGGGTTTATAAGGAAGAGCGTCGTATTGGAAAAAGTGGCGATGGACCACGATGGGATACAAATGCTATTACACCTGGAACAGAGTTTATGGATCATCTTTGTGCTACTTTAAAAACGCTTCGGTCGGAAGGGCTTCAATGGATTGTAAGTGGTGTAGAGGAACCTGGAGAAGGAGAGCATAAGGCAATGCAGGCAATTCGTTCTTGTAAATCAAAGAAGAGTCATGTTATATATGGGTTAGATGCCGACTTAATTCTACTAAGTCTCTTACAACCTGTAGAAGAACTATGGTTATTTCGAGAGGCTATGGAGGCTGGTAGTGTGGCATATACAGGGCTAAATGAAGAGAAATACAGTTATTTTAGCATTCATCTTTTACGAGATACAATTTGTTCTGAAAATTCGGCATCCGATTATTTGCTGGATTATTGTATGGCTATGAGTTTTCTTGGAAATGATTTCTTACCCCACGGATTGACCTTAAAATTAAAAGATGGAGGCCACGATATGCTCTTGAGTATGTTACGAGATGTTCGTAACAAGGTTGGACCTCTTATTGATCAAACAACGACTACATGGAATATTACTGCCTTAAAAGAATGTGTTGCGTGGATTGCCGAAAGAGAGGCAGGGCTGGTAGTGAAACATTGTACGGATAAACTTAAAAAACGTCATCAAATGGCCCGAGGAACAACACCCGTTGAAGTGGCAGTTGATGAGTGGAATAAATTGCCACTTCGTCTATGCGATGAACTATCCCTTCTAGGAAGTACAAAACGCAGTGAGTCTGGTATAATATGTACACTTGCTGATTCTTGGAAATCTATTTATAATGAACGCTATTTAAAAATTCTAGATGGTAGTTTTGCAAAAACCATCTGTAAAGAATATATTGTTGGTTTGGACTGGATTCTCAAGTATTACACAGGATCTTCTGTAGATAAAGAGTGGTGTTTTCCTTGGTTTTTACCCCCTCTTATGTCTGAACTAAACACATGGTTGGAATTACAGACTGTGCTGCCACAATCCTTGGGGCCAAATGGGTTTCAAGTGAAACCACAAGAACAACTTGCTCTTGTATTACCTTTAGAAAGTTGGTGGCTAATAAAGGATCGTGTGCTAAGAGCATTGCCTCTCCATATGCCACAATTTTGGCCTTCCAAGTTTGAACTGTTTACAGCAGGTCACACCCAAACATGGGAATGCGAGGCTCAAATTCCTCTATTTATGCCCGAAAGGTTACGGTGGTATATAACGCGTGATGTTCCTTCCTAAACAACTCTATAATACACTAGAATGGGTCAAGTCCAAAGCGTTGATCCGAGACATGTTGGAATTTATAAAAAGATTTTAGCAATTCAAACATCTGCGACACGTCTTCAAATGATAGAAACCGTTTTAAGTGATCCAAATATTATTCAGTCTGCAAAAATTACAGGTGTCTATTCCCAACTCCTACAAGTCGTTGCAGCCATCCGACATGGCCGTGAACCCCCGCTCTTGCCTGGTGAAGCCATTCATTCCGTTCAAACAACTCAAACAACTCAACCAAAACAACAAACTCAACGGTCCGTACAGTATCATCCTCAAGCATTTCAAGTACCAGCCCAACAAACAAATCAAATGATTCCACATAGTTCAGTCAATCGATCATCCGATCCATACACTCAAGTGGCAAAGCCCAAACGGAGCGAAAAGGCATTGCACTTTTTTTCCGCATGTTTGCGAGTATTAAACATCCAAGAAGAAGTTGCTTTGACCGAAAGTATGCTCAAAGGAGCCTATAAAAAGGCATCCTTGCGAACTCATCCTGACAAACAAGGAGGTTCGAAAGAAGCATTTGACGCTGTCACACGTGCCTATGCCTATTTAATGGACATTCTACAACTTGTCAAAGGACGTCAAACAAAAGGCGAGTCTGGAGCCATTCCTACGTTGGACACCGTCCAATCACAACGAAGCAACGCCTCTTCTGATTGGCAAATGCCAGCCGAACCTGTCAAACTGAATCCAAAGAATTTAAACATGACCGTATTTAATCAACTATTTGAACAAACACGCCTTCCAGATCCAGACGAAGACGGCTATGGAGACTGGCTCAAAGACCCTTCTGAACAAGGAGTCCAACGAAAAGGCGCCAAGAAATTTAGCGAAGACTTTAATCGTGAAGTGTTCAATCGTATGTTTGAAGAGGAGCAAAACACAGAAACTGGAATGACCCATTTTCAGCAACCTCAGGAACTTATGATGTCTCCATCCTACGGCGTTGAACTTGGCCGCGATAGACCAGCCGATTATACTGCAGCACCCAATTCAGATTTACAGTTTACAGATCTTCGCTCCGCCTATACAAAAGAAAATACAGTAAGCAATCAAGTACAAAACGTTCGTATAGAACAAAGAGATTTTCATAATTACAAGGCTTCTAGAGAAAAAACACCCGATGTGTACAATCAAAGTGAATTGGCTTCTTTAACCGCATATGAAAATCAACAGAAATCAAGAGAAGATGCGCGACGTCTACGAGCAGCACAAGAGCAGTTGGGTGCGCGAGAGTACTTTGAACGTATGAAACAACTTGTTATTACAGAAAAATAAAGACACGTTAGATGGATACCCGTACAGGTCTGGCACTTGCAGCATTGTTGACTGTAGCAGTTGGCGCTTCTATAGTCATGAATCGTATACATAAAAGTAATTTTACAGATGATAAACTTCTAGAACGAGGAATGAATACTCCTACTGTCTGGATTTATATGGATGATAGTGATGTAAATACTCGTTGGTGGGCCGACTTTGGTGCTCGTTCCAGTCGTGTTTATAATATGCCCTTTCTAAATCTTTGTTACCAAACCATTATAAAGTCTATGGGGTCGAAATATCATGTAGAAGTTATTAGTGGACTTGCAGACGCAGAACGACGACTAGGAAGTCTTCCATTTCCGATGCAAAACAAGAAACTCCCATTACGCGACGAAGAAATGACATACTTGAAAGTAGCCTTCTTGGAAAAATACGGTGGCATTTGGATGACTCCTGCAACCGTCTGTATAAGAGAATTTCCTGAACTTCCTAAAGACAAAGTTGTCCTATTCGGATCGGATCCTCTTGAAACATATGCTGGCCCACAAGGAACCTTCTTCCCGAATCAGCATGTTCTTTGGTCTCCTAGACCCAATCATCCATTCTTCAGTCAATGGAAGGGTATCTTAGGAGAACGTATTGAACGGCAACCTGGTGGAAAACAAATTCGTACCGATAAAAATTGGGATAGTCTTCTTGTAGGATCTGGAAAAGAAGATGTTGTCGTTATGACTACAGCAGAACTTGGAAGAAAAAAGGGTGGGCGCAAACTTGAACTAGAGGATCTGCTGGCCGCTGGAACGAGTGGTGATCTACCCTTTGCCATACCTCCTGAAGCAATCTATGTACCATTCCCATGGCCTGAACTCTTGCAGCGTCGTATGTACGGATGGTTTTTACGAATGAGCGAGGAACAAATTATGCAAAGCGATTTAGCAATCACATACTTATTCCGATTAGGTGGTGTGGTCTAAGAGAAATCCATCTGAATAGCCTCTCGTATAGTACTTTGTGTACGTTCGATAGAATAAAAAATAACCTTCTTTTTATCACGAGTAGTCTCTTGTGATATGATACTGTATCCATGTGGCTTCAATATATGCCGCAAAATTGTAATCCATCTATGATCCGGTGTATATTCTAAAAATTGCTTTGCCTTACAAGGAATATAATATGGCTCTAATAATGATACAATTTCTATTGAATTATCCAATTTAATATCCTGTTTTTGAAATGTATACGGGATATCTGTAGAAAGATTTAGCATAGAAAGTACTTGATGAACGAGTAACCATGGAGGTATTTTACGAAACAACGCGTGTTGTTCTACCATCTATTTAGAAGTACTTAATTCATCTTTAAAAAGGCCAGCGTCCTGGGAACAACATAAGAGATCTAAAAAACTACAACGACTCTGCGCATGATAGGCCCATCCAGTGACTAAAAATTTATACAGACGTTCTTGTGCTTCAGAAGGCATTACAAAATACAAGTCTGTAGTTTGTTGTACAGCGTGTAAAATATCCTCAAAACTCATCCCATTTTGCCACAAAATACCCAATGTTTCATAGAGTTTTACAGGATGAATATAAGAAATTGCTTTTACCAAGGGGATTATTTTATCATAATCATGTGTACTACATATTTCTTTTGCGTCTTGAATTGTTGGATTTTCAGGTGAAATCCATTGTAATACTTCTGTCATTTTATTAAATTCAGCAACCGACGATAAACAGGTTGCTCCTAGCCAGTTTCTTACATTTTCATCTTTAATTGTATAATTCATTCTTTCTAGAAGTGTATCCATATACATCATAATCGGAATTGGAGTAAATCGTACAGGCTGGCAACGACTTTGCAATGCATGAATTAAACATTCGGATTGATTTGCAATAAATAAAAAACAAGTTAAGTGACTATATTGTTCCATTGGTCTACGAAGAGCCTGTTGACTAACTTCTGGCAATGTATCTGCGTCATCAATTAAAATCCATCGAAGCACCCCTTCTTTTTTTGAAAATCCCCTTGTAAAATCTGCTAGTTTTGCTCGTACCGTATGGATTCCTCGATCCTGATCTGCTGTTAAAAATAGGAAATATTCAGGATCTCTTGGTGTTATATTGTGCTTTTTGGCATACGAATCAAAAAAGTCAAAGGCAAGTTTTGTTTTTCCTAATCCATGGTGGCCATAAAAGAACATATGTATTGGTTTTTTTATGGCCTGATTACAGATTGTATATACTTCATCTTGACCTACTATAGTTGTTTCCATTCTATATAGTTGATTGCTTAGAGTCTTTAATTCGTAGTTTATCAAATTCAGCGTAATTGGACTGACAATGACAACCATGTTTTACAATTTTATAAAGTTCCATTACAGTATTTATAGAAGCATTTAATATTTCTTCGTGTAAATCATCATCAAATGATTCACGATAGATTCCAGTTTGTTGTACTTTATGTACAGGGCATATATATGTATGAGGCGTGTCTTGTTTTGATTTTTCTAATTGTTCACTCATTGTTTCTATAGATAGTATCTAAACATTATTTTATACAAAGGCAATAGATGGTAGAAGACCTGTATGCTGTGCTAGAACTTAACAAGCGAGCAGATACCTCGGAGATTCGTAAACAATATTTGAAACTGAGCCGTATTCATCATCCAGATAAAGTCTCTACAGAATTACAAGAATCATCTGGCGAGAAGTTTAAAAAAATAGCACAGGCTTATGAAATTCTAAGTGATGATTCGAAACGATCGTATTATGATCAAACCGGGCAAATTCCTGGTGAACATGGCGGAGGTGAAGGGGGAGGTGGAGGGCCGTTTGGATTTCCAGGAGGTGGTCCTTTTGGATTTCCAGGTGGAGGAATTCCATTTGATATGAATGGACTGTTTGGAATGTTTCAAGGAGGAAATCGTGGCGGGCCAAAGGGACGTAAATCCGGAAAAGCGCCTCCAAAAAAGACACAAATTCCATTGACTGTAAAAGACTTTTATTTAGGAAGGACTCTACAAATTAATCTAGAAAGACAGCGATTTTGTAAGGGTTGTAAAGGGGAAGGAGCGATATCTGTAAAACCTTGTTCAGATTGTAATGGATCTGGTGTAAAACAACATATTATACAAATGGGGCCTATGATTGTAAATAATACAGGTCCTTGTATGACATGCAAAGGATCTGGATCATCAAAAGGAGATACATGTAGCCAGTGTACTGGTACAAAATTTATAAAACAAGATAAAATTCTAGAATTACAAATAAAAAAAGGGATGAAATCAGGAGATACAATTGTATTTGAAGGAGAAAGTAGTAATGTAGAAGATTATACAGAACCAGGCGATGTAATAATTGAATTAGTTTCGGCAGATGAGGATCATGGCTGGGAACGTTCAGGAGATAATTTAAAACACCGTGTTCTTTTATCCCTTGGAGAGGCTCTTTGTGGGAAAACTGTAAAATTAGAAGGTCATCCTGGGTATGAATCTGGATTTAATGTTCAAATTCCAGCAGGAGTACAACATAAACAAGAAATTACAGTGGAAGGATGTGGTATGCCTCGAGCAAGTTTGTCTGGATTTGGCGACTGTATTCTTGTACTATCTGTATTATGTACAAAAGAAGATAAACTTGTGTTGGAAAAACAAAAAGAAGTTTTACAAAATCTCTTTTCGATTACTACTGAATTAAAGGAAGATGATACTATCAAACTATTTCAAGCAAAGCCATTTATTTATTAAGTACTTAATATGAGTTTGTGGGTAATTTTCCTATAGGGTCAAATGAAGTGGGATTTTCTGCGAGTTTCCATTCAGGGTTGAGGCCAGTCTGGGCTTGCATTTGAGGGGAAATAAGCATTTTAGTAGATTCTGCAACAGTCATGGGATGATTCATATCCTGTGCGGAACCTCCGTGGTAGCGCCTTCTAGAACCGCCCGTTTTTACCAAAACTCCGCCATTTTGCCTACGGTTCTTCCTGGAGTTGCGGTTCTTCCTGGAGTTGCGGTTCTTCCTGGAGTTACGGTTCTTCCTGGAGTTACGGTTCTTCCTGGAGTTACGGTTCTTCCTGGAGTTGCGGTTCTTCCTGGAGTTACGGTTCTTCCTGGAGTTGCGGTAATACATCTTAGATGCACGATTCTTCCTGGAGTTACGGTTCATTCTGTTTTTCTTTCTACGACCTCCAGACATATCACTCATTCCTTTGATTTCGTTATAGGACTGGATAAGAGAGGTTTGTTTCGCAGAATCCATAGGGATTTCTGAACTAAAAGAACCTGCGGTTACAGCACCCGGGTAAGGACCCATAGCACTTGATGCTACAGAACCTCCATGTTGACCTGAATGGTATTCTTGAAATTGTCTTCCTTGTGCCAGATTTAAGACCATAGGCTCTTTATTCATCCAGTCTACAGGTGCCATATAGCCACCATTGTATTTTCTGTAGTTTCGGGATCTTCGAGAACCGCCCTGCATTGTTGGTGTTGTTGGTGTTGTAGGCATGCTGGGTGTGGATGCTCCTGCTGTTGGTTGCCTATTTAATACAGGTAATGACTGCAGGGCTGTAGAAGGAGACGTAGCAGGAGTAGGAGCAGTAAAAAAGAACCCACCATTCATACGACGTCTAGAGTTGCGGTTCTTTTTAGAGACACGGTTCTTTCTAGAATTACGATTTTTACGACCTGCACAGACAGAGGGCATACTTTCTACTAACTACCTCCAAAATAATATCTATGCTCTAAGTATATTATGGAACCTCAATGGTCAAAAGGAATTCAAAGTTCCACAATCTGTAATACATATTATATTATATTCGTATTGTATGCGATCGTAGCAGTTGTTGCTATTGTTGGAACTATTGTTGGACTTGTCGGTCTGAAAATGTCAAAAGGAATGGCAATTGCGTTTGGATTTCAGGGACTTTTGACCGCAGTTCTTGCAGCAATTCTAATGTTATTCCAGTACCTTGTATGTTCTCGGGCATTGTTAGGAGATACGAGTGTAGACAATAAAAAAGAAGGCTTTCGTCTTTTTTAAGTAAATAAACTATATAATACTTAGAATAGTATATTCTTAATATTATATTTATTTCTATTATTTTATTATTCCGCGCTATTCATAAGAGCAGAAACTTGAATCTTACGCTTTTGTACTTTTCCACTAATAATATAAATAGAGTTTTCAGTTAAAATAAGATAATCTTCACCGACCTTATAAAGTTTCTGAATAAGACTTGTATATTCATCTTTGCTTTTCATAAGGAGTTTATCTTTCGTTTCTTGGTCTTCTCCTACGGCAGCCCTACCAGTATGAGAATCGGCATAATAGTCCACAAGGATAGGCCTGTCAAGTTGCTGGGCAAGTTTTGCAGCCTGAAGAAGAACTTGTGCACAAGGAAGAGGTGTTTCTGTAAGTACAGTTTGATTGGAAGAAGGAGCGGCGGCCATATATTTTGTTCTACGAAACACTTGTAAGATTTCCGGTCTCAGTTTGACGCACTATAGGTATTGTAGACGGGAGACGTAAAACATCCTGTGCATGTTCTTGAAGAACCGCGTTCAAGAAATTATAGGCTTCTTCAAGTTGAAACAAGTATCTGCCACCTGTTATAATAATTTTTCCAGTTTGAAAGACACTCATTGTAATTCGTTTGCATTCACCGGGACCACTTCCAGAACCTTGTCCACGACACCGTTTTGTACAAAGACATATACCAGGTCTTGAAGGATCAGGATGTTGATCATTATAATAATATTTTGTATTAACACCTTGATAAATTGTACTTTCAAATGTACTGAAAAGTCCGTAGTCTGCACTTAATATATTATGAAGCGTCGTGCGATTAATCGGATATGCAACTTGGTAGTCACTATTTATCAATTGTACTTTAAATTTTGTTAAAACTGGTTTAATAGCAAATACATCTGCTTCTACTTTTTGTAGTTCATCTAAGAGCCATTGAAGTGTCTCTTTTGCAAACTCTTCTGCTGGAATTCCAGTCATTTGAATACCTCCATTTCCAAAGAGTTTCACGTTCACTTCTTTGAAGTGTGTTTCTTCTGGATTTGTTGCTTTTCTTAGAACAATAGTACTTTGATTAAAGAAGGTTTTATCACTCACTCCACGTTTACTAAATACATCACGGCTTGCATATCCAATTACACGCTTCTCATGTTCCATTTTTAATATTCCTTGGCCTGGCCACCATAAAGGAATAAGTATTTGCCGAATTGATTCAAAGAGTATAGATGCATTCATAGTGGTTCCCATATTTGCTGTAATTACCTTTGTACTGATTCGAAGACCAGTTGGCTTTACATAATCTTCTTTTTGATGTTCCATTGTGTTTCTTGTACTTGTTTAAGTTGATTTTACTCCTCCAATTTTTTTAAGAGACTGTCGCGAATTACGGATATATGTTTTTGATATAATTCTGGCGGCATAGTTCGTAATACTCCTGGTTGACTCAAACTCGTAATCTTTAGTACAATATCTGGTGTAAGAATGCCAAAAATGGACCCAATCCAAAAAAGGTCTTCTAAGGAACGTCTTGACAATTGAGAGATTGTGGATTCTTTTGGATCATGCAACCAACTCCAAAATGTTCTTGCCAACTCTTGTGCTGCATTAGGGGCGTGAAGAAAAATACGAAGATCCCCTCTTAGACGTACAGCATCCAGTGGTGTTGGAGTTTCTTTTTCAGGAGCATACATCTTTACACGCTCTCCCAGACATTGAGACGGAAGCGGATCAAACCGAATTCGTAAAAACCGATGATGAAGTGATTTTTCTACACCACTAATTGTATTCACTAAAAATAAAATACAACAGCCATCCAAGGGAGATTGTTCTAGAATATGTCGTAAGGCAAGTTGGGCAGAGGCAGTTAATGTTTCTGCTTCATCAAATACTAGAAATCTTGGTAAATCTGCGTGTTCTGGAAGAAGATTTTTTGAATGTAGAAATGGAAATACACGTTCACGGATTGATTCAAGACCTCGTTCATCAGATGCATTTAGGAACAATGTTGCTCCTGGTGGACAAATTTGGTTTGAATACCAACTTTCAATAAAAAGACGGGCTGTAGATGTTTTTCCAGAACCAGGTGGGCCGTAAAATAATAAATGACGTAAACGATTTGTATTTTTTCGTATACAAGATAAAATTCTATGTACTCTTGGATTTGGTATTTTATCCATCTAACTATTTTTATAGTAACAGTGTCTTAAAGTCATTCTTACTATATAGTATCAAACTGTCTAAAGAAGAACCGTCGCAGAAAGAATAGAATTAAGTATGCCTCCTCGTAAAAAGAATACCATTGTTGCACCTGTTGTAGAGCCTATTGTAGAGCCTATTGTAGAGCCTATTGTAGAGCCTATTGTAGAGCCTATTGTAGAGCCTATTGTAGAGCCTATTGTAGAGCCTATTGTAGAGCCTATTGTAGAGCCTATTGTAGAGTCTCTTTCTTTAAA